CCCTCCCACCTTCGCAAGGAGGTGGAGAGGGAACTTCTCCGTGGTTGGAGAATGAACGAGGTCAAGGCAAAGCACCAAGCAAAGAGCATTGCCAACTTCGGTCATAACAATGAGGCCAAGGCCATAGATGGCGTTGGCGTTCTTAAAGCGAGAATCCCCCCAGACGCATATCACTACTGGGGACATAGGCTTGGCTATGAATGTTGGAGTGATAAACAATTTTTTAACGAATTCCTGCGAGACAATCCAGAGGTTGCCGTTAGGAATTACACAAAGCGAACTGTCGTGCGTGGGGCTGTCTTCACGGCTGACGGATACCTTACATGAAGACTGTAGATTTTAGCAGAATACTGACTGATTCCATCCAACTTTGCGGTCTGGATGTCAATGAAATTACAGTTGACACTTTCATACAGATGCGGGACTTGGCAACAAACCGCCTTAAGATTGCTTGGGAACACGACAAGTGGCCCGACCTTACTAGGTTTGAAGAAAGAACTGTCCAGAAGGAGAATGAAGTCTCCTATGTCACAAAACCGACCAATGCCTCAGAAGTGTTTGCTGTTTGGGATAGAAACCCAAACGCCACAACTAGGGCTATGAATCTTGACTTCAAGATTGTCCACACAGATACAGAGGAGCGTCTGGTTTTTAAAACCAGCGTCATTTCAAGCGTTTGGATTGAATATAGAATTGAACCAGTTGTCCTTACAGGCACTCCTTGGAATTCTTCTACTACCTATTACCAAGGCTCGCAGGTGGCATTTGACTCTGGGTCAAACACAGGCAGTATAATACAGGTTGAAGGCCGTCCGTTCTCTCTTAAATTTTACAATTGTCTGGTGACTAACACCAACACTAATCCAGCAACAAACACAACCAATTGGTCTGAGGTCAAGATACCATATATCTTTTCTCAGTATATCTCAAGGGGAGTGTTCTCTGATTATCTTAGGTCTGAAAGCCAACTTGAGTCTGCTTTGCAGGCTGAAAGTGAAGCCAGATACTTTCTTGATGTTGAGGTTGATAAGATTGCCAGACAGCAAGGCCAAATAAATAGACTAAATTTCATTAAATCATACTAACATGTCGCACATATCCATATCATCACCATTTATTCCGTCATTTACGCATGCCGATATTGCGGTTGACGATACTGTTCCAACCACAGTTCTTAATGCCGCAAGTATTGGCATTAAGCGTGTTCTTGTGGTTATACAAAACAAGCACAGCACAGCCACCATTCAAGTCATCTTAAACACCACAGGTAGCGTTGGCATAAGCGTTGCGGCTGGTAGCAATCTTTCTCTTGATAACTACAATGGTCCTATTCGCTGTATCAGCACAGTTGACAACAGCATAGTTCATGTTGCTTACGCTTCTGTCTGATGAGCATAAATCTTCCTGTCGGGGCTAGTATACCCGAAAATGTCGTTGAGATTGGAAATGAAATATCGCTAAATCAATTAGCGGCAATAACAGCGTCTAACAGTCCTTCAGCAATAAATCCGTTTTCGACTGCAAGCCATATACACACTATTGCCAATATTTCTGGCCTTCAGACTGCCTTGGATGGTAAGTCGGCTACAACTCACTTGCATGCAGGGGTTTACTCTCCAGTTGGTCACTCTCATGTTATTTCTGATGTTGCTGGCCTTCAGACTTCCTTAGACGGCAAGTCGGATACTACACACCTGCATACTGGCGTATATGCTCCAGTTGCACACAGTCATGTTATTGGAGATATTACTGGGCTTCAGACTGCTTTAAGCGACAAGGGAAGTCTTTCCATTTCAAATATTTGGTCTGGCACATCCCAGTCATTTAATGGAAGAGTTAGTATGTCTTCTTCTTCTTCGTCACCTGCTTTGTTGGTAACTCAAGGCGGTGAAGGTAACGCTTTTGTCGTGGAAGATACAAGCCCAGACCCTACCCCTTTTACTATAAGTAACAGCGGAAGAGTCGGCATTGGTGTCGCTCCAAGCACTACTGCCGCACTTAAAGTTGACGCAGGTGGTATCATGTTTAATGATGGGACTGTAATTACTACGGCTCCTACTGGTGGTGGCGGTGGTGCTGTTACTAGCGTTGCTGGAAAAACAGGTGCTGTTGTTCTTAATACAGCCGACATTACTGGATTGCAGACAACGCTAAATGGTAAGGCCAGCCTGTCTGGTGATACATTTACTGGAACAGTTCATGTGCCTACTTTAAGAAATATTCTTAATACAGACCTAGAAATCGTTGCCTATAATGATACAGGTGCTGGCACGACTTTTACTCATAAGTTTGATGCTTATAACGGAAGGCTTTTACTTGCTCCAAATGGCGATGGCTTGACATTTCCAGATGGCACAAGTCAGACTACCGCTGGAATTCCGCTGACTGGTGGAACTGCTACTGGAAAGGTTAATTTTACTTCTGTTTCTGGTAACGCTGGAATTAACATTGGCATTGGTGGGGACCAGACTAATAGCACAACTGCTGGCGATTTGTGGATTGCGACAGGCGGCACTACGCTGAACTATCGTGATGCAACTGGGTCTTGGAGACAGGTTCTTACGACTTCTCAGATTGGCGTTATTGACACCACGGCGACCAATCCTGCCCTTCGCATCACGCAACGAGGAACTGGAGAGTCGTTAAGAGTCGAGGATAGCACAAATCCAGATTCCACTCCCTTTGTCATTGATGCCAACGGCAGGGTTGGTGTTGGTGTTGCTCCAAGTGCTACTGCCGCAATCAAGGTGGACGCTGGTGGCATCATGTTCAATGATGGAACCACGCTTACGACTGCCCCTGTAGGTGGTGGCGGTGCTGTTTGGGGAGGAATCACAGGGACTCTTGCTTCGCAAACCGACCTTAATACGGCCCTCAACGGCAAGGCTAACCTTTCTGGGGCTACATTTACTGGTGCTGTTAGTGCTACTTCATTTTCTACTAGTGGCGGTATAAATATGACTGGAACTGGTCAGTTAAATAATGTTAACGGACAAATTAATGGGCTTCAAGTCAATGCTATAGGCAACATGACTGGCAATAATGTTATTGCGAATAATTTTATGACTACACCAGCGTTGCGAATCACGCAAATTGGTAATAGTCCTCCTTTAGTTGTTGAAGACTCGGCAAATCCAGATGTTACTTCATTTGTTGTTGCGGCAAATGGTTCAATTGGAATGGGTGTTGATTCTGCGTTTACATCAACTCGTAAACTTGAAGTTCAAGGTAATGTTCTTGTCAATGGGCTTTTAGACCTTGCCAGCCAAACCACACAGGCTCATACCAACGATTTCACGACTTATAACCAAGAAATTAAAGTTAACATTAATGGCGTTGATAGGTGGATACCTATTCGATAATTCATGCCTAACCTTCAGAGATTGATAGATGGAGAAAATGGGTTTTTGGGGATTGATACCAGAAACAGTCCTTCTACGCTCCCTAAAGGAGTCCTTCAAGACGGCAATAATATCAGAGTTGACCTTGCTACATTACAAACAAGAAAAGGCATTAAAAGGCTTCTTGAGCCAAGTTTCTGCGACTCTGTAGGTAAAATATACGGAACTGGCATTTACACTAAGCCAGACGGAAAAGAATACATAGTCTTGGTTTGCCAAAACTTTCTGTATTTATACGACATAGAAAACGAATCTGTTTCTAATGGGTATGAGTTTCCATACATGACTTTGAATGGTAGTCCTACAAAGTATTACAAATCAGTCACGAAAGAACAGACACAAGTTTTACAGGCGGTGAACAAAATCTATATTCTCCGTGGTGAAGCCTCTAAATACATAGATGGTAATGGAAACATAGGACAGCGTGTTACCGCCACAAATGGCTCAACAACAGCGACAATTACCACAAACCTTCCACATGGACTAGTCGTTGGAAGCGAGTTTGTAATTGAAACACAGCACCAGCAACTTAATGGTTCGTTTATGGTTGCTAGTGTTATTAATGAGACATCTTTCACTTATACAATACCTGCTCCGTTTAATCAAAACACAAATGGCTCGTATATCATACAGGTTGCCAAGCCTGTTCTTGTTTTTGACGGAAATACTGTTACAACAGTAACACAAGGCGTAGTTGAAGGAACTTTGCTTGGTGGAACAAACCCTACTGCATGCGACTTTCCTCCGACAAGCATAGCAATCTATCACAAAAACAGAATTTATTGCAAATACAGCAAAGACGAAATTGCGGTTTCTGATTATCTTCCAGATGTTAATGGTAATTGGAAGTTCGACTTAACGATACAAGCGTTGACAATAAACCAAGGTGACGAACAAGACATTGTTGGGTTTTACCCTTGGACTAGGGACGAAATTTTGATTTTTAAGACCAACAGCATTTATGCCGCTAAATTTGCCGACAACACTACCAGTCCAGATGTAATCCTTGCGGATTCTTATGTAAGAAGCCTTACATTTGACATGGGTTGCGTTTCCTTAAGGAGCGTTGCGAATGTCGGAGGCGTTGTGTTTTTCCTTTCTTCAAAAGGAATTTTTGCGTTAGAACCACAGTTAGACACTAACCTTTTGTCTAACACTCTTCCATTGTCCATAAATATACAAAAATATATACAACGGATAAATCAGAAGCATGTTAACAAGTCTATAGGAATTGTTTACAATGGCAGGTATTATCTGGGAGTTCCAATGGATGACAGCGAATATATTAATCATGTTTTTATATATAACATGAATAATAAGATGTGGGAGTCTGTTGACACATATCCTGTTAATTTTTCTACATTTAGAGAATCGGAGTTCAATTCTCCGTATGCCATATGGAACGATGACACAAGCAAGACATCTCTGTATGTTACATACGATTGGGACAGCAATGACTCTGGTGACAAGCCCTATGCTGGCATAGTGTCAGTAGGTGACTTTCTTAAAATTACGCATGCTGAAAGCGGATACTTCCCATATACAACTGGGATAAAGCAAAACCACCAAGTTCAACTTGGGCGAACCAGAAGCAATTATCATACGCTTGATTTTCCTTTATATCCAGAAATAGGAGTGTTTAAGGTGTCAGAAATGATATCAAATCCGTATTCTGCTCCAAACTTTGAAATAATACTTGACGGAAGAGTTAGGACGGAACTAGATGAACCTCCAGAAAGCGATACAGGCATAGTTGGCATGGGTGTGCTTAAGTGGTCAACTACAATGACAATGGACATGCAAAACTTTATTTCTGCTAATAGGGGAAATGAAAGAAGGTTATTTACTCTTGATTCCAAAAACGGATTGTTTTTAATGGAAGAGTTAAATTTTGACGAATTTGGAGAGGTGTCTACAAATATATCTTTTGCAAACTTTACTTTTGAAGGAATTCCTTTTAACTCATTTCAACTTACTCCAACCATATATGAATCAAGACCCATTGAAGGATACGCCAAAACAAGAAGATTTGAGTTCAATACTCTTGAAGATAAAAGATTCTCTTCTGTTGCTATTGACTTGGACTTCCAAGAAGGTGGTGCAATACAGACGGCAGTTAACACTTACAATCCAGACACTTACAAACTGGTCGATAAGACAAGTTCAAACTATGAAGAAGATTATACACGCTCTTTTCCAGTTAGGAAAGTAGCAGTAGGAGCCGATGTTGAGATTAAAACATTATATGGAAGACCAATTGTTAGGTCTATATTTATAGATGCAACAGCGGTTGGAAGAGACACTAAAAACAAAGATTAATTATGGCTCAATTACAAAAAGGAACAACCTACACAGGAACAGGTTCATCGTCATTTGTTACACACACAAACCTCAACGCACATGTTGACAACGCTAGGCTTGTTGGCGGTGCTATCGATGAGCAAACAGCAAACTCATCTAGTTCTGATTCTGATTTGTTGCTTGTAAACAAAGGTGGTGATTTGTTCAAGCAAACAAAAGGAGATTTTACTGAAATCATAAACAGCACGACTGTAAACGCTGAAACGATTAATGTGACAAACCTTGTCACAAACTCTGTCGTTCCTGTTGGTTCAATTGTGATGTGGTCTGGAACACCAGAACAATTCCTAACACTTCCTGCAAACTGGAAACTGTGCAATGGTCAAAATGGAACTCCAGACTTGAGAAATAGATTTATAATTGGGGCTGGAGATGACCATTCTATTGGAGATACAGGTGGTGCTAACGAGGTGACTATTGTTGCAGAAAACCTTCCAGAGCATGACCATGAATTCAGAATCAGACAGCAAGATTATGTCGAAGTATTCGGTTCTTCTGTTATTACTGTCTGGG